TAGACACGCGATAGCGATTGCTTTCGGCTCCATTGTGCAGCTGGAAGAGGGCGCCATTCCCATGAACAGGTCCCCACTCAAAAACGACCGTTCCTCGATTGTGTGAGAAAGGTACAGAAGAGAGTGGGATAGAGATATTATCCACTGTACGGGCAACAGCCGCAGTCGTCGTAGGTATCAACGAAACGGGGAAATCACCGACTGAAACAAGTGCGTTGGTGGCGTAAATGCCTTTTGTGTCATCACCGGCAAAGCTTGTTGTGAATGCCTCGTTCATCAAGGACAGCTGCGAACGGACTGCAGAAGCACCCACTTTAGCATCCACGACAGCCCAGATACGATAACCGACTGGCAAAGGCTCAATACCGGCATTTAGAAGGCCAGCTTGCTGTGAGAAAACAGTTCCGGCCAATAGGTCAAACTCAACATAGGAAGAAACACCGCTTTTGTCCCTTAGATACAAGCGGGTATGTGTAAAATCTCCGTCTGCTGCAACATCGAATTGTGCACAAACGTGAGCGTTATCTGCGAATATCCCGGTAAAATCTTGGTAGATAGAGTGGGATGCTGCCGATGTGTTGGCACCTACACGATCAAACGCGGTGTTCGACCATGGACCTACCAAAGCATCAGCCGAGACAGTTCCGATGTTGGATTTTAACCAGGATGCGTCCGTAAAATCGTTATATTGTTTGGCCTGGTTTGTTCTAGCAGCTTCGATCAACAAACCTTGAGCAACACCGTTTGAATATTCAAAAGCTGGTGTGTTTGCCAAGATTGTAGCTTGAGCCCCGGTGTGGCCTTCAACCAACTTTGTGCCGGTGCGAAGCGTAGTCAACTTTGCTGAAACTTTACCGGAATAATCAAGTGATCCATCTGGATCTCGAATGGCAACTACGCGGGAAACGAAGTCAAATTCAGATATGCCGCCTTCTCGTCCGAGATTGTCATCTCCAACAATTGTTTCAACAACGACTGCAGTGCTGCCTCCTGAAGAAATTCCAGTGAGTTGGGATCCATCAATAGCAGGCAGCCGTCCCATTTCATCAGTCAGGACAACGGTAGACAGACCTAAAGCCTCTACTGCCTCTGTTGAAGTTTCCGCTTGATAAACCTCAAATCCTTTTGCTCCAGGTGTAAGCCCGAGTGTCTCAACTTGTTCCTCGACACTTTCATCATCCAAGAGGTCTCGGGCGGCCGGAGTGAAAGTTGTCAAACCCCAAGTTCCAGGGCCTGTTGCGTAAGGGAGTTTATCAGCTTCCGATTCCAGTTCTCCAATAGCCGTGAGATCTTCATCAGCCTCTTCTGAGATGATTGAACGGATTAGATCTCCCAAATCCTCAGGATCTACACCTGGAACAGCTACAATGCCCGTGCCTGAAAAGGTAACCAGTTCATCACCGGCTGCGTTTCCGGTGTCAAAGTAGATGCTACCAACTTTCGCACCGGTCGTAGAAGGGGTGAAAGCAATTTGTACTTCTGCATTCTCGCCAGCCAACAAAACTTGTGGAAGAATGGATTTGAGAGTGAATTCCCCCGACAAACTAGAACCATAGATGTTGACTGGTCCATAGCCCACATTGGACATGACAATTATCTGGGAAGAGGACTCCAGTCCTTCCCCTGTTTCACCAAAATTAAGGGATGTCACTGACAATTCGATTTTTTCTTTGACTTTGCCAAATGGCATATCTCGAATGCGTCGGCTGGACTGATCGGAGTCCTGATCAATGAAATCCTGCAGAGGGGTGTAGCCCTCCATTGCTGGGTCTTCTAGGTCGATTGTCATGATAATAATCCCGTTATACGAAATAATGGTTTGTTTTTATTAGGAAATCGCAATATTGGCGCCGAGAACAACCCGCTTCCACGCACTACCAGACCGAATAGCGATGCAGGGACTACCAGCGTCACCATCAGTGCAATAGGCCGCTGAACCAGCCGTAATTCCGGTCATCGCTTCAAGCTCTGAAACTGTGTGTGACTTTAAGCTAAGCAAGCGGTTAATTGAAACATGCTTACCGTCACCAGTGACTTCCAGAGCCTTGGTTGGGACTGTGTAACCTTGTTGCGCAACCCAAAGAGCCACAGAAACTGGATATGAGGTGTTGCTTGGGTTGGCAGAGAAATTCAATTCCCAATACGCCATCAAATCCTTGGTTTTGGTCGTTGTATTGACCATCGCCCTGAACTCGTCACGACCAATAACATTCCCACTTACAAAGGTAGCCAGACCAGTGGTTTGTCCAAAAGCGTTCTTGGAGTATTGGAGGATACGGCGAGGGTAATTGGCCCCATAACCGTCGACCTTTATATATGCTCCATCGGTGTAGGAGAAGTTGGACACCGTCATGGGGAATGTCTGTCGGTAGGGCAAAGTATCTATTGCATAACTACCGGTCATCACAATCTCAGTGGCTGTGTTCTCACCCTGTTCGATTACTGGTGCGCCATCAACGCCGGACAGTTCGAGAATGTTACCCACCGCACAACGGTTGATGTTTCCTTCAATGCCGCCAGCAGCTGCACTGTAACCTTCGATGTAAATGTCACCACCTGTGCCAATTGATCCACCGGCAACATGCATCCAGAGGTATTTGTTACCTTGGGCTGCACGCTTGGTAACGGATGTTCCGCCTCCAAGCCAAATGCATTTACCGGCACCACTGGATCTGGCGATATGGACGTTGATAAATATGTTGTCATCACCGCCATAATCTCGGAAACCCCATCCAGTGGTATGCACGATTTTACCATGTGCAACATAGTTAAACGCACATCCACCTTGGCTTGGGCTGACAGACTTATCTGTCATGAACTTGGTAAAGCCATTTGAATCAGCGGATGCTGAGATCCAGAAATTTTGAATGTTATTGTGATGGCAACCTGGAGCATTATCATTTCGAGGAGACATAATGAACTGGTGAAGTGTTGCTCTAGTAGCCGACCAATTGTGCACGATAGCACCTTGTGTGCCCATCAGCTCAAGGCAACGTCCTGCTTTCAACGAACCATCAATAGCAACATTGCGGAATACGATGCCATCTGCGTAGCCATTGGTGTCGCTATAGCCTCCACCAAGACGCACAACAGACACTGTCGTAGATGTGGTTCCGATCCAGCGCAGGGATGTACCATTTACGTTCGATCCAGAAAGGAAAGGGCCTTCCCCCAGCATGATGCCTTCGATACCACTACGGCTGTTAACTTGAATCTGGGATCCAACAGCATAACGAAGAGCACGCAAGCGCACCACTCCACCGCCACCAATACCACCTCCGATATCTTTCCAGTTGCGTAGGCGAACATAAGCCAGTCCGTCAGTTATGGGCTGGTAGTCGTCTGCAACATCGTTGCCAACCGCTCCAAAGCATTCAGCGTATGGGTTATCAAGATCCAAAAGCCAGTAACCGCCATTGGTTTCATCAATGGAATCATCAGGCATGAACCTGTCGAGCGATCGGGTATAGGAAGAAGCTGGAAACCCTAGAGCAAGGATGTCAACCAGACTTGCACGACGGTAAATTCCACCACCTGCCAAGGTGTAGTAGTTGGTATAGGTGGGGTCGTAATACTCGGTTTGAATTCGCTTGGTGGACGCACTGATTGTGGAGGTAGCAATGCTCGCAAAACTACTAAACATATTTGTTAAGTTGGAAATGGATGCCGAAGCGAGCAGGGTACGGCCAGTTTCTGAAAAATCAGCAAGAGACCAAGCACCTGGTCCTGTCGCATAGGGAATTTTATTGGCAGCGGATACCAGATTAGCAATAGCAGACAGATCCATGCTTGCTAGTTGGAAGTCAGAAAGCTTTTTACTGCTGTTCTTGACTAGTTTACCGGTAGTGCCATTAAACACAGCTATGTTGTCGTGAGTGGCACTTGCAGGACCTACAACTCGATCACCGATGTTGTCTTCTGCAGTATTCAACCGCCCCTGTATATCCACGAGGGTGTCAGTAATGGAAAGAAGTGCTGCCAAGTTTGACTGGATTTCCAAAAGCTCAGTTAAACTGCCATGGATCTCCAATATTTTAGCGAGATCTTCATACACTGCAGCAACTGCGGCGATATTATCTCCCACAAAATTCATATTTACGAGGTTGGCATATACCCCCTCGATCTGGGATGTACTGGCAACAATAGCATCCACAGCATCAATCGACCCTGCAACGCGATACACTTCAGCCAAGTGAGCGGAGACATGTTTTATGTACTCAATGTGCTCACTGACATGGCGCACCACTTTATAGGCTGTGCCAATGGTTTTATCGACCAACTGGGTCTCATCAGAGACCGTGGTGAAAGGATTAATGCCCATTATACAAAGCCTCTTTGCTCAAGTTTTTGGTGGGAGGTTGAGGTGGTCTGGTTTGCCAAGTCATTTTCGTCGACCAATGAGCAGTCAGCTTCGTAGCCGGCCTGATACTCTTGACCTTTCATGATATTCTCGGGTCCGTTCATGTGGCTGAAGACCTTGCCGGCAACAAACAATTGAAGGGCGTTCTCCAGGTAAACGGGGATGTCGATCAATTGATCAACCAGGTTGTTTGGGCCATCAATACGGTCATCCAGCTTGGGATGATGAGCCTGGTAGATGACCGCTAGTTCGTCACCAGCTGCTGGGTATGGCACCTGTAAAATGTTCGGTTGAGGAGTGAACAGCGAGTACGGATTAGCTGTGTCGTTCAATGGGAACTTGAAGCCATCCGCCCTGTAGACCTCAAGGATCTTGATTAGATCTTCCTCAAAGGGCTCGTTTGGTAGATCCTTGATGTACGGCCAGTCCACATCAGATCCAGAGGTCTCCGTAAACCGACGACGCATGTGGTAATTCGTGATATGCGCGGCCTGTTCTACAAGCAGCGATTTCTCACTCAAAATGAATTTGGTGAACAAAGCCAACAGGCCATCATTGATGTAATGGATCAATTGTGGCTGCTTATCTTTGATGATCGAGCCAGACCCAGAATCACTTATGGAGAGGTTGGACAATTCCCCATAAGAGAGTTGTCGAAAGAGTTCGATGACCTTCATGAGTTGCTCACTAAAATAGCGTTAAAAATACTCGGACATTATATACAACGATTAAGTTGATAATAGCCAGTCAATAATCAAACTATATATGAGGATAATGCTGATGGCGTGTCACCTTGATCTTCGTCATCATCCCATCCGGGGCCACCATTGTGGCCCATGGATCCGTGAGAAGTCGGTGGTGGTGCCTGCTCGCTTGGTTTCCAAGCGTTGAGATACATTAACATAGAAATCGTATCTAAGCAGTCATCTTTACCTTTCAGACCATTTTTTGTTGCAAGCCTGATTTGCCCATAAAAATGAGCCATGATTTTAGAAGTTTCCATTTCCTCTGGGAAATACATCTTGCCAGCTTTAAAAAGTGGCACGACCAAATTGAACCTGGTCAGCTTGTTTGTGACAGGTCTGATACCCGGTGAGCCGGACTTCTCGGAGGACGCAAAGTTGAACCAGATATTACGAGACATCATCTCGCTCTGTAGCCATTTGATAAATGCCTGTTGTTGGCCAGAGATCTCTACGCCAACCGATTGCGGCCGATACTTTTGAACCATGGTGAAAAGGGTGTTGATGGATTTATCCATGGTCTGGCGTTCGCACTCACCATCGACCCAAAACCAATCTCCGTGAGCGTTGTAAGCCCAAACCGAGATTACCGAAAAGTCGGCTGTCTGTTTGTCAGAGGTGGCAAAGTCCGTGGTGATATAAAAATTGTAGTTGCTCCTCATTTCCAACAGTTGGACACGAGAATATCGTTTGATCTCCCCATCCTGAACAAGGCGCTCCTCTTCAGAAGAGATCCTCAGCATCAGTTCCTGCATGAAGCCTTCAACCTTACCGGTGAGGACTGCATCCTCATACTGGGTCATAATGAAGTCGTATGTGAACCGATCGTCCCAGGCTCCGACAAACTCTTCTCTCGTGCAGGGAAAGCGTTCGCATACCGGCCAGACGTTGACATCCCAAGCCCCAGATTCGACAGCCTCAATCATGATGTCGTCTTGCATGAAGGGAGTACCGTTGAACACGATTTTTCGGCTGGTTGGATCCAGGGCGTAGTTGATGCCTTTGTATACCGTGTCTTTTATAGCCTGCATGGACACTTTTGATTTTGAGTCATCATCAGAAACCAGGTCATCGAGAACGGCTAGTCTTGGGCGCTTACCAAAAATCTTGGTGCCTCGGATACCGGTCTTGGCGCCAAACATCTTCACACCAAAACGGTGGCCCTCTTTATTGGTGAACTCGATATAGCTGTCAGTGAAGTGTGCCTCTGGCAGCCACTCCTGAAGGAACTCACTATTCTCGTAGCGGAACTGGACATTCTTACGCGCTGATTTGACACCATTGTCCATAGAATCAGACACATAGATCATGCTGGAAAGTTTACCGAACCCTGGTAACTCCGCAAAAACAGCTATGTAAAATACCAGATACTCAAAAAACAATGTGGTCTTGGAAGCACCTCGAAAACACAGATTGGCAATGTTTGCTGTCGAGCTGCTGAGCTTATCGAGCATCTTCAAATGAACGGGTGGGGTCTTGTGGCTCTCACCCTCGGAACCATTCACCAGTTTGATAAAGTTCATATAGACGAGGGCAAATTCTGACGGGACATAGTGGGAGTCATTGAGGGACGCGTAATCGACTTCATCCAACCACTGATCGAGGGTCTTTTTTACGATTACCCGGCCTGTTGTTTCACTCAGGACTTCAGACATCTGAATCATCCTCATCCACAGGAGCATCGATCAGACGGGAAGAAGCCACATCTATCGTTTTCATTTCTCCACGTTCGATCAGGTCGCGCTGTTGGGAAGCCAGTTGGTTCACCATTTCCCTCATCTCTTTCATACCGGACGATTCCGGAGTGTTGAGATTGATCTGGAAGTCACCCTTTGCGTCAGGCTTCTTCAGATGATTGAGGATTGAGTTGGCCGCATCGGTTTGAACTTTCTCCGACGTCGCGGTCTTCATAAGGCGAACCTGGGTGTTGATCGCTTCTTGGAATATGTCCTGGTTCAAAACCCAAGTTGGGATCAAGGATTGCTCCATGATCAAGTTCACCAACTTACCGCGGTGAAACGCCGACACGTAAGCGGAGATATCCTTCTTGGAGGCGTTCCTGGAGAGCAGGGCTGCATATCGGGCTGGAAAGGTCCGTGAATACGCGTCCTCGTTGTTGTACCCCATCAGCTTGTAGGACACATAGGCAACAGCACTGATATAGTCCTCAGTCTTGAACTTACCCTCACGCAAGATGCCCGAATAACCCATGAAATTGTCACGGATATTCTCGGCAATCACTGGGTCAGAGGAAATCGTATTCAAGGTGTCAGCCATAGACTGGGTGACAGAAGCACGCAGGTGCTTTGGCAACGCGCCCTTGATGTCATCCTGAGACAGGGGAACCAATGGAGTGGGTGCAATCTGAGGAGCCTGAGGGGACGCCGGTTTGGGGGATTGTAGGGGAGGGGCATTAAAAAGCGATGGCGTGGTCATATTATTCCCTTGCCTCAAATGATTTTTATGATACTCATTATATATATTAACTAACGCGATTTTAAAAATTGATTCATCTTAAATAAATTTAAATACCTCGTGGCGTTTTGTGGGTTTCCGCCACTGAGGGTCGAGAAGCCGGTAGATCACTGCCT